CTCCTTGTATGCTATTATAAACTAGGCAATGCGTCATAGTCAAGACTATCACTCATCACACCAATAACATAGTTAGTCGATTCGTTCTCTTGGAGTGCAGTTTGTTTGTTGCTAGAATTGACATGCTTGTTGAACCAAGGAATTGGTGTGGTTTTTGGCGATGGATTCCAATATCTTAATCCAATTTCTTTGAGAGCATTGACCGCAGTATAATCCACAAAATCTTTGAGAATGTTGGCATTAAGACCGATCACTGGGCCTTTCTTGAACAGGTAGTCAGCCCAGGCCTTTTCTTCGCCGATTACATCTTGGTACATTCGTTGAACTTCTTGTTCACAATCAACCTTGGCTCGAGCAAATCGTGAATCTTCTTTGACCACCTGATTGATCATCCAGGCTGTCCAATCCTTGTGCAAGATTTCGTCTTGAAGAATCAGTTGAATAATATTGCCATTGCCAATGAAGATACGATTCTCAACCATTGCCAATGACGTAGCAAACGATACCATGAAGCGGAAGGCTTCAAGTCCGTAGCTGGCATTGAGTGCCAGCCAAATAGCTTTGATATGCTCGTACTCATCAAACTCTTCTTGCAACTCTTTGCGGCAGTTGATCATGTGCAAACGATCATAGTAAAGACCAATGCTGGATGCCATACCGATGATTTCTTCAGTGTCATGAATCTTGTTAAATTCTTCCTTGGGTACGTTGTAGATGTTGCGAATAATGTGACTGTAGCTGCGACTGTGGATGTTGGTTTCGAAAAAACTCCAGTTGTACATAAGAGCTTCTAGTTCTGGAATTGAAACCACTGGAGTAAACACCTGTGTGGGGCCACGTCCTTGCAAACTGTCTAATGCTGTTTGCCTAAGCAAATTACTGGTAAAGATATGACGCACTGTGTCACTGGCTTCTTTGAAGTCGCCGGCGTCTTTGGTCAAACTAATCTCCTCTGGTACCCAAAAGAAGCCACGTGCTTCTTGTTCAAATTTTACAATCTTGTTGTACTTGACTTCTTCAAAACGTTGAATGGTTACTGGACCAGCAGGATCCAAAAACATCTTGCGGTTTAAATAATCTGTTCTTTTTTTGAGATTGTATTGTTCTAAGCTCATGTTGTCTCCAATGTGTTGTTTGTGTGTGTTACCAGATGATCATATTCCTTGGGCACAGCAAGAATGTCTTGTGTTTCACGGGTAAATGTGTCCCAGGTTTTTGCCAAATAGTCTTGAGTTCTTCCTTGTCCCACCGAATACAAATTGTAATCATGGGTTTTGAAAAAATTAAAAAAATCCGCACGACTGTGACCGTGAGCTCGTTCAAGTATCTGTCCAGTAAACTCAAACACAACAAATGGTCTATTTTTAATTAAAACATTTTTACTGCCCAACAAAATTTCAAAATCAGAACTTTCTGCATCTATTTTTATGAAAGAAATTTTGTCATCAGCGGCAACCAAACTATCCAAAGTCTCACACCGAATCAGTTGGCTTTTGAGTTTACTGACATTGAGATAAGTCTTGTCAGCAGGCAAACCAATGTAACCAGTTCCTGTCAATTGATCTTCGGCCACAAACTTTTTTTCGCAAGCAGATGAATAGCACCCTATGTTGTGTTTTTCAACCAGTGGATGATCAGCAAATGCAAACTGATCTAACCATCGTGGGTGTGCGTCGATGGCAATGATTCGGCCAGTGGCCAAGTCAATGTGCTGTAGTAAAATTTTAGTGATGGCACCTACATTGGCACCCACATCAATCATGACATGATTTTGATTTGAGTCGTACACCTGTTGATACATTACCTGCAGAAGATTATCAACAAAGATCTCAAATTCAGATGTGTACCTGGGCTCAATCAACTGATCCGGGTCGTGAATAAAATTAATTTTAGACATCAAAGTTTACAGGCCTCGCAATCAGATTCATCACTGTAGTCGATGGGCTCTAACACAGTTGATTTCTCCTCTTCTGATGTTTTGGATCCTTGTTTGTTGATCAGGCTGTAGTAAAAAGTTTTTAATCCCCAACGATGTGCTTGCATTAAATTTTTGGCAATCAAGGTAGTAGGCACTTTGCGGTCAGAAAAGTGTGCAGGATTATAGAATGTGTTTGTACTGATACTCTGATCCACATATGCAGCCAATATTGCTGCAGTCTTGATATAGCCTAGGCAGTCAGTCTGATTCCACATAAGTTGATAGCGATTTTTTAATTTGTTGTATTCTGGTACAACCTGAATCAAACTGCCGGCTTTGCTTTCTTTTACTGTGATCAGACTCATGGGCATTTCGATCCCGTTGGTAGAGTTAATTACCACACTGGAGCTTTCAACTGGCGCAATAGCCATCAAAGTAGCGTTGCGAACACCATGCACTTTCATTAGATCACGTAGACGTTCCCAATCTAATTCGGGTTTAAAACTGGTCAGTTCATTGACTGCCGCAGCTCGTAATTCCCATGGAAACTTGCCTTGGCCATAACGTGTAAGGCCACTATGGCTGCAAGGTCCTCGCTCTCGAGCCAATTCAATTGTGGCTTCGGTCAAGTAGTAGGCCTGATGTTCCATCCAGGTTTTGACTTCTGCCAAGGAGTCTTTGTCTCCGTACTGTAAACTGCGCTTGGCATGCCAGTAGGCCAAATTTGTAACTCCAATGCCCAGCGGCTGAATCTCCTGATTCGACAGCATGCTTTGTATGCTTAAAAAATCTTGATAGTCCAGTATGTTACACAAACTGCGTTGAAGTATACGGCAGGCACGACGCATGTCCTCGGGATTACGAAACGCACCCCAATTGATTGATCCCAAGGTGCATAGAGCGATGCGGCCAGCGTCGTCATCTAGTCGACGGAAAGGCTTGGTAGGTAATAGAATTTCACAGCATAAATTTGACTGATAGATTGCATGATACTCTGGATCAAACGGGCCTTGGTTCATGACATTGTCAATGAACACTAGATAGATACGACCAGTGTCGGTTCTTTCTTTTAAAATACCGCTCTTGAACACTTCCTCGGCACTGATTACTTTTTTTCTAAGATTCTTTTTGTTTTCGTACTTGACGTAGAGTTCTTCAAATTGTTGAGTGTTTTTGTAGAAAGCCTCGTATAAGTCGGGGACTTCGTTTGGGTCAAAGAATGTAATGTTTTCTTTGTTTTTGAAACGTCGCCAGAAGAATGAATTGAGAACAACTCCATAATCCATGTGACGAACCCTGGTCTCTTCTGTGCCTTGGTTATTTTTAAGCACAATAAGATCATCAAATTGATAATGCCAAATAGGATAAAATACAGTGGCGCTTGCATTGCGAATACCTCCTTGTGAACAGCTTCTGAGGTCACCAAACCATTTTTTTAGAAACGGAATCATGCCAGTGTGCATGACCTCTCCACCTCGAATGGGTGCACCGAGTGGACGCAACCGGCCAATCTCCAAACCAATGCCGGCACGTTTGGCCGCATACTTGGCCATCATTTCTCCTGACGCGAAAATACTATCCAGATCGTCGTCACTGCGGATAAGCACACAACTGCTAAACTGCTTTGTAGGGGTTCCAAGGCCAGCAAGCACAGGGGTAGCAAGAGTAAAAAGACCATCAGAGGCAGCATTGTAATATTCCTTAATGTAACGCATTCTAGCGGCATTGGGTTCTTCGCGATGGAACACAGTTGCTGCCGCAATGATGTAACGAACTTGTGGTGTTTCATAAATTTCTTTTGTGGCTCGATTCTTGACCAAATATTTTTCAATCAATTGTTCAATAGCCGCATAACTATAACCTTCATCCTTGTCATGATCGATTATGTCATTCATTTTGTTCCAGTCTTCTTCAGTGTACCATGTTAATAGTTCATCTGTGTATAGACCAGTGGCCACGTTCTTTTTAACAATGTCGTACAAGTGTGGAGGCTCGTATTGACCATACACATCCTTGCGCAACATCGACAGGCGTTGCTTGCCAGCTACATATTGATAATTGGTGTGTCCAACATCCGGATTGGCTTCTACGTCAATGAGATCCACAGTGGCACGCAAGGTAATGCCGTCAATTTCCTTTGTGGTTATGCCATCATAAAAATGTAACTGTGCTTTGATCTCAATCATGGATTGACTGACATCGGCAATTCCTTGGCAAACCTTTGCTACCTGGGCTTGCCACTTTTCAATATGCAGTGGTTCTCTCACACCGCTTCTTTTTACAACTGTAATCTGCGTCATTTCTTCTCGTTGGTTAAATTAAATTGCTTTGTATTTGTTGTTGTGTCAACTGCCGGTGTACTGCAACATCTTGATTGGTATTTACTATGGTGCCAGAGTCCCAATTCAGTATATATTTTGTTTTTTCTACCAGGACTAAATTATGCCCAGACTGAGTCAAAACCAAACTTGCTGACCCTAAATCTGCACGGTCCAACAAACTTATAGTATACAATATTCCTAAGCCTCTTGCAACTTCGCAATAGATGTCATCGCTCAAAAGTTGCCAAGGATCAGGCCAGGTAGTCTGATCGTCCCAATGTAGATAGTAAGGTTGCCAAGGAGTTCGAAACCACCAACTATTGATAGTGGTCAATGCCAGATCCACTGGTTGAGATTTTACAGAATTTCTCAATTCGTACCAGCTTTTTAACCGCTGGTCAAAGGATACAGGCCACATCAAGAAAGATATGTCAATGAATAATCCATGGAACCAGTGGTACCAAAACTGGAAGTATAAGTCACTGACACCGTGTTGCTTGATTGCGACACAAGTAAAAGTATTCCCGAAGGTGAATTTTCAGTAAAACTGTCAGACGAGGTTACTCCGCCCAGGGGATCTGACGCCACTGTTAAAATTCCAGTTCGTCTGGATGTGTCTCGAATTATGGTGTAATTGATTTGAAAAGCTCTGATAACATTTGAATCAACACTGAATATTGTTGCCGGACTCAGTTGACTGCTCAACAAATTAAAACTTGTGCCACTTTGTCGAATGTAGGTGCCCATGGCCAACTGACTGCCATTGGTGGTGGCAATGCTGGGGGTGTTGTTTAGATTGATTCTTGGAAAACTTACTCCGGGCAATGATCTCTGAGAGAAAGAATCGCCCCGAGCAAACGAGTCACTGATGCTGATGTTGTTTGGAGTTCGAATGTCAATGCATGCTGTAAATGGAGTGCTCAACGGACCAAAATGATTGCCCACATTGTAAAACACATTGTGACCAGTGGCATTAAGGCTTACAGATCCAAGCACTGAACCAAACACCACACCCTCGGCATAGATGTTATCAAAATTGTTGCCAATGATTCTAAAACCAGTGGGGCCAGTGTTGACCACTGGTCTGGAACCCAAAACAACACCCTGGTACAAGAGTGAAAATGCACTGTTCTGAATTGTTATTGCCTCTACTTCCTGATCGGTCCCAGTAAGGCCGGTGGCTGTGTTCACACCAAATGTTGTTCCCACAAATGCACAATTATCAAAAACTATGGCAGAGGTGATCAAAGTCACTCCGCTGGCAAATCTTACACCAGCAGTGTCAATGTTTTCGTTTATTAAATCAGGCTGATCCAATGGTCCATAAAACCCCACTCGCTCAAACCGACAGTTGGCAGCATTCTCGACCAAAAAAACATCTGTGGTAGGATCTAAATTGTTGAATGCCATGTTGCTTATGGTGATGTCTTGCGGTGGTGTTGCACCGTTGCTGCCAATGTTGGCTCCGTACTGTTGCAAACTGTCACAGGTTCTGGCCACAAACGCATTCAAAGTGCTGTCGTCGTTGATGTTGTCCAGTTGTATGATTGAGGCACTTACTCCTTCGCCATACAAGGTTGCATATGGAGGAATAAAAATAGTTTCTGTTATTCTGTATACACCAGCTGGAAAAAACAAACTGCGTCTTATTTGAGGATTTACCTGCCTACAAAACAATTGAAAAAGTGCGCGATTTATAGCTTCTGTATCGTCTGTTAGTCCATCTCCTACTGCACCAAAATCTTTGACTGTGGCAAACTGGTCCAACCACGATTGTAAACTTTGCGTTACTGGATCATCTGCTGTGGGTCCAGTTTGAACAGTGTAGCCGGCTGCTTCGCCCTTGTAGGTGTAGGCTGTTTGTAATTCTAAAATATCGCTGAATTCGGTCAGAATCTCTGTGTTTCCGACCACAGGTGCTCCTTCTGACAGGGTTCCGTTGCCAATAAACAACCGTCGAGAGTCAATACTCCACCCTAATTCTGCACCAGCTAATTGCGGGAGATTTACCTGTAGACCTTTACGGTTTGTTATACGAGATATTTGTACAATGGCCACTTTGATTGTCCTTGAATTCTATCCAGTATTTAGCTATTTAGGCTTGTAGGTAATATTGCTCGAGCCTGTGCCACCATTGGTTTGCCCAATAATCAAAATCTGCACCCTCTAATTTAAATTCTTGATATTCTGGGCGTGCAGTGGGTCGTCCTTGTGGATCAACCGGGGGTTTTACACACATAAGCACCACGCCTTTGCGTATGTTGGTACCGTACACTTCGTTGTGTGCCAACGCATAGGCTGCTAACTGCAGGAAATAGTCTTCAATCCATTCGCGTCGCTTGGGCTTGTTGGTTTGTTTGTAGTCCAAAATGCTTTCTTCATTTAAATGTATGCCAGCACCGTCGCTGGTTCCTGCGTACAGTTTGGGGAAATACAAGGGTATTTCTACACCCCAAAATTCACTTACATTTTTGAGTCCATCTTCGATCACGGTCTGTGCCATGACATGACTGGCCCAGCTGAACGGATTTGATCCTTGCTCTTTGAGATCGCCTGTTTTTACATAGTGTTCAAGATAAGTGTGCATGCGAGTGCCGCGGTTGGCAGCTTCTGTGGTTATGGCCTGTGCTTGTGCATGTCCTACACGATCGCGCCAGGCATTGAGTGCAGCTTTCTTTTCTTCTGGTTTGGTTTTATCCAGTATGGTTGTTACCGAAGGTAATTTTTTACCGTCGGGCGTGAGATACAATCTTTTTCCATCTTCACTGGTTCTACTCAAAGGCTGATAATCAAATTTTGGATTATACACGAAAACTTTCTCCGCATCCGCAGCGGTCTTTTTCTACAGGGTTATTAAATTCAAAGCCTTCGTTAAGGCCCTGGCGCACATAATCTATTTCCATACCATTCATGTAGACTAAATCTTTGCCATTGACCCAGACTGTGGCGCCATTGCTTTCGTACTTGAACCAATCACGTGTTACCGGAGGAGAATCTATGTACTCTAGTACATAAGCCATGCCACTGCATCCTGTGGTTCTTACTCCTACGCGAATGCCAACACCTCGGCCACGTTTGTCTAAGTTGGCCAATATTTTGTTAGCGGCTGTTTCAGTTATTGAGATCATGTTTGGCTCTATAATCTGCTACTGCGGCTTTGATCGCATCTTCAGCAAGAATCGAGCAATGTATTTTGACTGGAGGAAGCGCAAGCTCTTCGGCGATTTCACTGTTTTTAATAGATCCCGCCTCGTCCAACGTTTTACCCTTGACCCATTCTGTGACCAATGAGCTGGACGCAATTGCTGATCCGCACCCATAGGTTTTAAATTTTGCATCGATTATGATTCCATCTTCTACTCGAATCTGTAGTTTCATCACATCTCCGCAGGCCGGTGCGCCGACCATGCCAGTACCGACAGTGTTGTCAATGTCCATCTTGCCCACATTTCTGGGATTTTCATAATGATCAATAACTTTTTCAGAATAGGCCATTTCACACTCCTTTGTGTATTATAACAGATTGTTTGCGTATTTACAACGGTTTTGATTGAATTACATGCGCCGTTTCATGGCAGCCTTGGCGTTGGAATCAACTACCTTTTGTGCCTGATCGACTGTCATGCCACCGTCAGAAGAAATATTGCCTTTGAATTTTACCACACCGGTGCCAGGCTCTATGGGTTCTAAAATGTTTTTCAGTGGCGCTTGGCTTATTAACTGATTCAAGTTGTCCGGAGTGACATTGACTCCCAAACTTTTGGCCAGATCAATAAATGCAGCCTGACTGATTTGTTTTTCAGCAGCGGTATCATCGGCACGCCCCAACAGAAACTGGCTCAAGGCCAGTAGTTTCTGTGAGTCAACGTTGGCTACCTCAAAAATTTTCATTTTCTGCGTTCACGTCCAAGAGACACATCGCTTTCGGGTTCTTCAATGTCGTCAAGGTCAACATCAACAGCAGCAATTTCTTCGTCACCAGACACAGGTGGTAATTCACCACCAAGGTCAGCCCCAGCAGTCATGTCTGCTCCTGGCACCACTGGAGCTTGTCCAGTTACTACTCCCAAGGCTTGATCCAGTTGTTGCTTTGCACCTTGCAAATTTTGTAAAAGTCCACTGAGTGCAGCACTGGCGTCGCCATTGAACTGTGTGGCCTGATCCATGCCCACTTGATTTTTGATTTGATCTACCACAGCAGGAAGATCTTTAAACTGCATAGCACTGACTTGCTCACTCATTTTTTGCACTTCATCACCCCTGTCTTGCGCGGCCAACACTACTTGAGCTGGTTGAACTTCGCTTTC